TTTTTCTTAAGAGAAGGTAAGAAAGGTCAACGGAAATGACCCAATAATGTAGGGAATAAATACACGTACAACGTACACGTACAGGCTACATATCGCACTAAATACACCTCTCTTAAACTTTCTCAGTAAAGCAGGTAAATCGTTGACTTTTCTTAAATTTTATTCTACTTAGTAGTAACATGACCTCAGGTTGAATTATATTTTAAGTGTATTAACGTCAATTGCTGGAAACATCCAGTCGAGACTTTCCCGAATTTCTGCTTCAGTTTTACCGAGTTCCTTCATCTTGCTGATGGCATTGGTTAAGGACAGACTCTTGCCTTTTGAGCCTTCTTTGGTCTTATTCCATTGGCCGTCAGCGATGTGGTCAACAACTTCTTGCATTACGTTAACCATATCTGCTTCGGTATTACCTTTGTCAAAGGTTAATCCGGCTCGTGAGTCATTGACTTTTTGCTTAATCCCATGACAGGATGCCATGCGGTCAAGCGCCATACGTTCTGACCAGTCCTCTATGAATAACAATTCTGGTACGTTTACTTCAAAGTCAAGCCCTTCCCATGTGATTACACCTGTGGTGTGGTCGATACTTACTTTTATCTTTGCTTGTGCCATGATTGACTCCTTTTTAATTGGAGGTCATGCCACTATTAAGAAGAATAAAGTTTAAATTGTCAAAGAACAAATTGATTTGTTGAGTGCATTATTACATTTTAAAATGGTATTGTCAACAATTATTTTGAGTACTCCGTAACGTGTTGATTTCATTGGGTATACAGGCTGGCGTGTTTAATGACGGTTATTTGATGAAACCTTGATGCCCCCGAAGCACCCAACGGTTAAGGTGGATGAAATGATATAGACCTTTGTTACACAGTAGGTGAATTTATACGACTTGCTTAGAATACTTCAGAAAGGAAATAAATCGTCAAGGTTTGGATAATAATTGTTGACATCTTTGAAAAAGTGTGTTATAGATAGAATCTATTACACATACCTTTAACAACAAGGACTTTATGGGAAAGCTATTAGATATAGATACTGATGTACTACTTGACTTTGGAGATATGGGACTAACGATAAAGGAGCAGGCAGACGAAATAGGCTGTTCTCCTCAAACCATCTCCAATAGGATTGCCAAGATACAGCAAGAACAAGGCATTCTTATGAAGTACAGGCCACTTCAGTCCTTACAATTAACAAGTATTCAAGCTAAAATCCTCGAAGCAATTACTCCTGATAAAATAGAACAAGCCCCACTTCGCGACTTAGTATTCGCATTTAAAATACTGAAAGATAAGGAACAAGTATTGGAAGGTAAACCGACTGACATAAAGGGACTGGTGGGTTATTTAATTAAGATAGAGAAAGAGGAGCTGGCACTGAATGCTAAGGAAGTTGATATTGTAGATGTTAATGGAGATGATGTTACTGAAATAATTAAGGATGTAACTAATCCGGAGTATGAACCAAGTTTATAACTGAGTAGGTCAATCCGTGACCTTTCTGGGAATATATGCCAATTAGAAAAAAGAAGACTGCTGAAGATATTAGAAGAAGAAAAGGCGTGAGTGACTATGTTCACAAGGTCGGTAGAGGCTTCAAGCAGTTAGGTACTGAAATGCTAACACCAGCAAGTAAAGCTGGTGGAGCTTTGATAAGTGCTTATAAAGGTGAGCCGTTAGATATAACCAGTGAGGAGTTGACACTTGCTGTGCTTAGTGGTATAGTAGGTGGAAAGCCTGGAGGGTTGCCTCCAAACACTGTTGGTGCAGGGATGACAGGAGCTGCTGCTCGCAAGACACTTGGAAGTAGCGCTGGAAAAATAAGAATTGATACTAAGAAAAAAGCACTAAAAGCTGGGTATACCAATGTAGGTGCAAGAGAAATTACTAATAGTCTACTACCACCAAAGAAAGTTAGAGCAATGGCAGCTACTATGAGAAATACCCCAAAAGAAGTATTTGACCCTTTAATAAATGTTAAGTATACAGATAGACTTCCTCCAGGAACTACCGGAAGAAATGTAAGGATAGGACAGAAACCTGGAGAATCTAAAATTCAGTTAGACCCAAAAGCTGGTTCAGAAGAGTGGTGGCATGAAACAGTACACTCTACTGCACATGCAACTAAAGGAGATAAAACAAGAAAGGGTTATAACGCTGCTGTACTTGAAACATCTTCTGATATAGCAAATAAAGCAGTTGCAAGAGCTAAAGCTTCTAATAAAGTAAAATTTGGGAGAAAGTTTTATAAAGATGACCCTACTGAAACACACGCAAGATTAACTTCTTGGGCAGTAGATAAAGGAAGGAAAATAACAAGTAAAGAATATGATAAAGCCTTTAATATAGCAGCAAAAGTTGTTACACAAGACATGATGAAAAGGTCTCCTACGCTTTACAGGAAAACATTAGGGGAAGCAGCTAAAGGATTTAGAAAGAGAACTGCTATACAAAAGAAAGTTAAAGAAGGAAAGCTACCTGATACTTTTGATGAGTGGATTGAAGGAGTTGTAAGAAGTCCTAAAAGTAAAAAGAAACTAACTCCTGGAGAAATGGCACGAGCACTGCAGGATGCTGCAGAAGCTAAGGGGCCTCCAATGTATTTAAGAAGGAAGGCAGGAGCAGTGGAGCTGCCTAAACATATAAAAGCAACTAAAGGGAAACCGTTTAAAATAAGAAGGAAGGCAGACTAACTGCCCGAGGGCCTGACTACCCGGGAGTTATTACCGTCAAAGGGATTTACCTCCGATCTCGCGCCCTTGGGCAGTCTTAATACTAATGAAAAAATACTCTACTATAATAGGTATTATTGTTTCTCTTATTGTTATCTTTGGTGCAGGATTTAGTGCGATTGGATACTTTGCTAAATCATCTGAACTTCAAGTGCTTTCAATGAAGGTGGACTATGGCTTTCTGGAAGCAAGAGCTAATGACCTTCAGAAAAGGATGTGGTCATTAGAGGATAGATATGGTTTAGATAAGAGAACATGGCCTAATCGTGCTATTAGAGACTGGCAAAATTTTAAAATAGAGTGGGAAGTAATAATGAAGAAGTTGGAAATAATCTTTGCTGAGCAACAGAAGAAGGGCAAAGGGTAATGGACTTACAAAAAGCAGCCAAAGAAATAATATTGTTTCTTACTACAGTAAGTTACCCTAAAATACTATGTATTGGTACAAGTAAAGATAATAAGATATTACAAGATAAAGTATTTACTTTGTGTAATCAACTTTCAATTAATACAGAATTTGATTGTAAGCAAAATGGTTTATTTATGAAAAATAAATACGATTGGTTTTGTAAGTTTATTCCTTTAAGTGTGCAAGCAAATAAAAATGAAAATATTGAGTTGCTTTCTGGTTATACTGCTGAAAATGTTTTAATAGTTGCTAACTGTTTACCTCCTCAATTAAATTATATGTATGATATGATTAAGATGTATTTAACTAATAATAACAAGACAGAACTTATTCGTATATGGACTTAGTAGAAAGAAAACTTAGAGAGTGGAGACAAAGTCCACTCATATTTGCTATGGAAGCATTCGACTGGGGACAAGTTCCACAGGATGGGCCGAGTACCCAGCAGGTTGAACTGCTTCAATCGTTAAATGCTTCTAACAGAATAACTATTAGGTCTGGTCATGGTACTGGTAAAGATGCTGGAGCAAGTTGGGCAATATTCTGGTTTATGATTACAAGGCCATATGCAAAGGTCGTTTGTACTGCACCTACTGCACGACAGTTAAATGATATTTTATGGAGTGAGTTAAGTAAATGGCTTCGTATGAGTATCTTACAAGATGAATTTGTTATACAGAAGGATAAGTTGTTTCATAAAGAATCTCCAAAAGAATGGTGGTGTAGAGCAGTAAGTCCTTCTGTTAAAGCTACAAAAGAAGATCAGGCTGAAACACTTGCTGGCTTCCATGGTGAACACTTACTTATTGTCTGTGATGAAGCATCTGGTATCCCAGACCCTGTGTTTATACCACTTGAAGGTGCTATGACGCAGAGAGACAATAAAGTACTACTTATTGGAAATATGACAAGGAATACAGGTTACTTCTATGATAGTCATTTCCACAAAGAACTCAGGAAACCTTGGACTCGGTTTCACTGGGATAGTAGAAAAAGCACCAATGTTAAGGACGAGTATCCGGCTTATATGGCTACTAAGTATGGCATTGATTCTAACGTGTATAGAATACGTGTTACTGGTGACCCACCGACTGAAGATGAGAGGACGTTAATTCCACTACATTGGGCACAGCAGTGTGTTGGTAATGAGATTGAAGTTGCTGAGGATGAGCCTATTTACCTTGGAGTTGATGTTGCAAGATATGGCGAAGATAAGAGTATTATCATGCCACGGCAGGGATTAAGAATTGACCCTTGGGAAACTTTTCAGGGCATGGATACTATTACTTTTGGCGGTTTTATTTTGCAGGTGTATGCTGACAACGAAGCTGATGGTATTGCCATAGATGAAATTGGCGTTGGTGCTGGTGTTACCGACTGGCTGCAAAAGCTCAGGAGAGCTGATGTTCATGGTATTAATACTAAATGGAAATCTAGTAATAGAGAAAAGTATAATATCTTACGGGATGAGTTGTGGGTTGCTGTAAGACAAAAGTGTATGAGGGGAGTTTACTCCTTTCCTATTGGTGAAATGGGTGAGGAGTTGTGTAATGAACTTGCCAGTCCTTACTATGAGTTCAATGCCCTGGGAGGGTATGTAGTAGAGAGTAAGAAGAAGATGAAACTGAGAGGTATTGCAAGTCCTAATATTGCAGATGCCCTTTGTTTAACTGAGTACTTTCACAGAGTTGCAAGTTTAATGTGGAAATCTAAGAAGAATCAGAAAGATAGACAGGAAAGTGTGCAACCCCAACCAGATAATAGCTTTATGGATGATGGTCGTGAGACCTGGATGACTGGATGAAAACAAATAAAAAAGTTATACTTTCATTAAAGTTGTTTAAGGAAATTATAGTCACCCTAAAACATGGTCGAATATTTGTTTGCTCAGGTCAACATATGCATCCTACTGGTATTGATTTATACAATGAATTAGTGTATACACTTGAAGCAATAGAAAAACAAGAGGAACAAAATGCCAAGTGAAAGAATGGAAACACCTGATACAGGAACAGAGAACAAGGAAAATAATAAGTTCCTGCTTGATTGGTTACGTGATGCTGAGAGGAGTACATCAGAGACAAAGTATAGAACTGTAGCGACGGAAGATTATGCATTCTATGCTGGTGATCAAGATACTGATGAAGTGAAAAGTACTCTTAAAGCTAAGAATAAAGTACCAAGTGTTTACAATGAAGTAAAGCCAAAGATTGATATGCTCTATGGTGTTGCTTCTCAGACACGGCATGAACCTGAAGTGTTTCCTATTGGAAAGGAAGATGAGCCGTTGGCTGAGTTGGTTGGTAATTCGGTAAAACACTTTAGTAAAAAGATTGGCTTGATTGATAGACAACTTGATTGTTTCCTACATACTGTTAAGTCAGGTCGTAGTCTTATGTACTTCTTCATTAACAGGGATAATCCATTTAAACCTAAATTGGAGTGTAAGCGGTATTCAGGATTTAACTTTTATGTTGACCCAGATAGTGTTGAACTTGACTTAAGTGATGCAAGGTATGTATTTATTGATACTTGGCTTACTGAAGAAGAAATAAAGCTTTACTTTCCTAAAGTGGACATAACTAATGTTAAGGGTGGTGGTGGAACTACTGATATGCCTTCCTTCTTTAATGAAGCAAATGATAAGTATCGCATTGCTGAGGGCTGGTATTATAAGATGCGAAAGGTTATCTGGTTTCAAAATCCTATGACCGGAAAGATGGAATGGCTTAGTAAAGCTGACTACACAAAGTTTGTGCAAACACTTGCTGAAGGAGTTCCTGTTGGAGAGGATGAGAATGGTGAAGTAATTGAACAAAAGTTTGAAGAGCCTATGAGTGCTCCAGGATTTAGGAAGATTTATTACTACTCACTGTTTAGTGGAAGTGTAACGCTTGAAGAAGGAGTAAGTCCTCATAACTATGAGGGTTTTCCAATGTCGCTGTATGGCGCCTATAGAGATGATGATAACAATAACTTCTTTGGTGCGGTTACTATGATGAAAGACCCTCAAAGAGCTAAGAATGATATGCGCCGACAGATTTCTTCTCAACTTAAAACATTACCTAAAGGTATGTTAAAGCATGAGGTTGGTGCCGTTACTAATATAGATGATTATGAAAAGAGAAGTACTGACCCGAATTTTCACCTTGAAATTTCAAAGGGTATGTATGATAAAGTAGGTTTTCAAGAGCAACCTTCAATACCACCTATCTATAAAGAGTTTGATGCTATGAGTTCGCAGAGTATGAAGGATGCTTCTGGTATACAAGACCCACTTATGAGTGTACAGACATCAAGTAGAGAACCTGGTGTTGCTTTAAGAATGCGACAGGAAACTGGTGTAGTTGTTCTCTACATTCTATTCGATAACTTTCGAAAATCAAGAATTAAAGATTCTAAAATACTGCTTTCCTTTATGCAGCAATACATTGCTGACTCTGAAATGATTAGGGTTCAAGGAGAGAAAGGAATGCAGCTGATGGAAATTAACTCACAGATGAATCCTCAAAGTCCTACTTGGAATGATATAACTGTAGGAGAATATGATATTGAGATAGGTGAAACTATTGAGACTATTTCAATGAGGTCTGGTATTGCTCAAATGCTTGGTGACTTTGCACATAATAATCCTGGAAGTATACCACCGGAGGTATTCTTAGATTATGCTGGACTACCATTTAGTGTTAAACAGCAGGTAAAAGCTTATCATGATGCGCAAAGGGAAGCTGAAGCTAAACAGGCTGACCATGACCGTAAAATGGCTGAATGGGAAATGAAGTTGAAAGAAAAGGAGGTGGATATTAAGGAGAAGGAAGCGGAGGCTAAAATTATACAAGCTAAGAAATCAAGTACAACAAAAGATTAACTGGAGGATAAAATGGGAGAGACAATAGTTAAAGCGCAAGATACTGTAGGAGAAGAAGCTCTTGATGAGCTGACTGCAGCGCTTGATGCTGGCGCAATAGAAGAAGTAAAAGTTGACGGTAAAACTGAGGAGAAGACTGATGAACTCTCGACAGGTACAGGTACAGAAGACAAGACGGCAGAAACGGATGCTACTGAAGAAGGTGAGAAAACTGAGGAAGGACAGGGAACAGAAGAAAAGTCGGATGTTGAAGATGGAACGAAGACTGGAGAAGAAACGCAAATTACAGGAACTGAACGAGATGCTGAGCTCTCTGAGCTAAGAGGTCTTTTGCGTAACCAGAAACAGGAGTCTACACTGCTTAAGCAGCAACTTGCCAGAGTTGATAAACGAACGAGTAAGGTTATTGATGAAGTAACTGGTGAGGAAAAGGATATTGAAGAAGACTTAACTCCTATTGAAGAGCTGATGAATGAGAAGGAAAGTGTGATGGCAGCTCGTGGTGGTCAGTTAGATGTTCTATTACAGCAAATGACTGAGACACAAAAGTGGTCTGACGTTGGAGTGGTTGTTTCAACAGAACGCTTTAATGATGTTGTAGATACTATTGCTTCACATGTTACTAAGGAACAAGGTGGTAACTATGAAGAACGTAGGATTGAAGTTGAAGTATCTATCTGGAAAATGTCTAATCCTTACAAATATATGTATGATGTAATTAAGCAGTATCATCCTGACTTTGCTAAGGAAGAGGAAACTGAAAAGAAAACCGACGAGAGTAAAACTGAAACTACTGCGGAGACTAAACCTAAAGTTCCTGTAAAGGAAACTACATCTATTGGTAATCTGAAAGGTGGAAGTGATAAAGGTGGTTGGACAGCTAAAAGGATTGATGAGATGGAAGAAGATGAACTTGATGCTGTACCAAAAGATGTATACGATAAGTATCTCCGCAATGAATTGGATTAAAGGAGATTAATAAATGGCTGAAACAATTTTCGTATCTAATGATAACCTGACCAGAAAGAAACACGCAAGGGACTTGTTTCAAATGATTCTCCCTGCAGTTGAGTTTTCAAGTCTGGTAGGTAAAGGAACAAACAGTCCGATTCAGATTAGGACTGAATTAGGGAAAGGCGAAGGTGATCAAGTAACCTTTGGTATTCGTCTGCCTCTAACTGGTGAAGGTGTTGTCGGTAGAAGTACTGTAGAGGGCAATGAAGAACAGCTGCGCTTTAAAGACTTCAAGATGACTATTGAAGAACTGAACCATGCAGTTGATACTGGCGGTAAAATGGAAGAGCAAAGAGTTCCTTATGACCTGCTTGTTGAAGGGAAAGATGGTCTGCAGGAATGGTGGGTTGATAAGTTGAGTGATATGGCTATCAATACGCTGTGTGGAAACAGTGCCTTTAGGGTGGCTGGAGTAGAATTTGCTCAAGCAATTGAAGAGCCGGATACTGACCATAAGATGCTTATGAATGAAGTTGCAGAAGCATCTATGACTGCTTCTGATACAATGACACTTGGCTTCCTTGATGCTATGAAGCAAAGGGCGGAAGTACCTACCAATGAAGCTTTAAAGGTACGCCCCTTAATGATTAAGGGTAGGAAGTATTTCAAAGTAATCCTGCATACTTTTGTGTATGACAGACTGCGCCATGATACTGATGTTGGCCAGTGGGGTGATATGCTCAGAAGTGCCAACAAACTCGGTGAACCAAATATTGAGTTTGAGTACAATGGATTGCTTGTTATGAAATCTGAAAGGGTCCCAGCAGTACAGACCAATGTTTACCGGAACGTTCTGGTTGGTGCTCAGGCAGCGTGTTGGGCGTGGGGCGGAGCAGGTGAAAGTAAATCAAGTGTAATGGCTTTCGTTCCTTACACAAGGGACGCAAAACGCTTTCTTATGATTCGAGGTGGTGGTATTCTTGGTTATAAGAAAACTCGTTTCGGCGGTTATGACTTCGGAGCAATCACTGGTTCAAGTTGGGGTGCAAGACTTACCTAAAAGGAGATAATGAGTTATGGAATATAAAGAATCACACGTAAGGAAATCGGATAACTTCCGGTTTGCAAGAAGTGTTACACTCATTGACCCTGATGATGATAGCTACTGTCTTATTGACATCCCACAGTTTGCGTTTGTTACAGATGTATGGCTAATTAAGACATTAGCTGCAACAGCTGCTGGTGCTCTTGTTTCAGTAGGTTTTATGGGAAATGGTGAGACTGCTGACCCAGATGGCTTTATAGATACTATTCTTGGAGAAGCTGATTCTCTTGGTGTAGTAAGAGCAATTCAAGATGGGCAACCAGCAAGTAGGGGTAAATGGTTTAACGATGCAAGTGGGGCGATCACCCTAACTTGCGATGATAATGGTGGAACTGGTGGTACCTTTTTCGTTACTGCCATGTATTCTGTTATTCACTAAAAGGAGAATACTATTATGGCTATGTTAGATTTGAGACGAACGGATTTGAGAGGAACAACCCTTGAAAATCCTTATTGGGTAACCAGTGCAGAGATTAATAAGGATGCGGATGATGCAGAAGCTGTTTTGTTCTCATTCCCTCTTACTGGTGGAGCGACCCCGAATAGAGGGATTGTTCTGATAACTATAATTTGTTGTGAAATTATTGTTGGCTTTGTTGGTGGCACACCTACAATGACTATTGGGACTGGCAGTCTTGCAACAGACGATATAACTACAGGTGGTGTTTGTACTGATGTTGATGCAGATGATTTCTTTCCGTCAGCAAGTATTACAGAAGCTACCCCTGGAATTTATTTTCCGGCTGCTGGTGATTGGCTTACTGTTTCTGCTGCAGCTACCTTTGCTGACCCTGTAGTTATTGTGGCAGCAGACACTACTGTTCCTGTAGTCTACGCTGCACTTACAAGTGCTTCTCCAATCACAGCTGGCTCTGCACGGGTTCATGCTTTGATGCATAGAGTGCCTCTAATGGGTTAATAAAGGAGATTATTAAATATGGCTAATACGATGTTAGACTTAAGAAGGACTGACTTAAGAGGAACAACTCTGGAGAATCCATATTGGATTACCAGTGCACCAATTACTAAGGACGCAGATGACACAGAAGCGGTGCTATTTTCCTTTCCTCTTACTGGCGGGGCAACTCCTAACAGAGGACTTGTTCTAATAACTTCAATTTGCTGTGAAATTACCACTTTATTTGCTGGTGGTACTATCACACTTGATATTGGTTACGGTACTATTCCTTTAGAGAGTACAACTACTGGAGGTACTGTTACTACAACTGACCTTGATGACTATATTGACAATACTGAAATTACTCATGGGACTGTGGGGACTTACTTTGGGGCTGCAACAGACTTTGTTACTGCCTTAGCAGCTGCTACATTTGTTCAACCTGTTAAGATTATTCCTGCGGACTCAGCCGTTCCTGTAGTTTATGCAACTCTTATAAGTGATGCTGCTATTACTGGTGGGGTTGCAAGAGTTCATGCACTGGTACACAGAGTGCCTTTAATGGGTTAAGTTAAAAAGGTCAACCGTTGACTTTTCTGAGAATTATTGGAGAATGAACCATGCTACTTGAAGAAATACGAGATGAAGTTATAATTATAATTCAAGATCCTGATTGGACTGATGACCAGATTGACAGCTATATTAACCAAGCGCTTTCATACACGGCAGATCTCATAAATCTACCAGATTTAAAGCAGGTTGTATCTGTTGATACGGTTGTGTCTCAGGATTATGTCAATCTTACAAGTGTGTCAGGTGGTTTCTCTGGTAATCTCAGGAAAGTTATTAAAGATGGAATAGATGTTTACGCTACTTTGGAAGATATGCTGTCTTATTATGAAAGTGATTGGGATGCTGCTGGAGAAGTTGAATCTGTTGCCTTAGAAGGTAATATACTGTGGTATCAGAAAATTCCAGCTGTAGCAGAAACATTGGTTCTTGTTCTTTACAAGCAACCAACTGTACTGGTTGATGACGATGATGAAGTAGCAGTTATTCCAGCTTCGCTGCACAGGCTGTTACTTGTTCACGGTGCAGCATATCTTATTTATAACTTTATTGAAGACGGTATTGAAGGCGAGAAAATAAATACCGGAACACACTTTAACCTTTCGTTTGCTGAAAATAGCAAACATTCTGGAATTGTTAAATTGAGAGAGTATTTTGCACGGCGAAGAGTTCACCATATTATGTCTGAAGAAGGATGGGGCAGCTAATGGGAAAACCATTGAGTATTTTTAAAAGAACTACTGGTCTTAATAAGAAGCAAACTGATGCTCATCTTGATTATGACCCAGAATCAGGAATTACTGAACTTAGTGAAGCTGTTAATATTGATATTACTGATAAGGGTAAAATTAAGAGAAGGCATGGATTTGTTTCTATTGATGCTGGTGACTGGCATAGTATAAAAGGTTTTGGTGATTTTGGTCTTGGTGTGATGGATGACGCACTGTTTTCAATCTTTGAGGATGGTACTCTTACTGGACTAAGGTCAGGACTTACACTTTATAGGAAAATGTCATATATAAAACCTGGTAAAGATGTCTTTTACAGTAACGGTATTGAGAATGGTGTTGTAAGGGATGGAGTTAGTTGGACTTGGGTTAGTGATACCTTACCTACTACACCAGGAGTTAAATATGATATGAGGTACTTTACCTCAGCTCCTGTTGGTGAGTTTATTAGTTATTTAAGTGGTAGAGTATATGTGGCAAGAGGTAATACACTGTTCTTTAGTTTGCCGTGGGCAAATTACTGGTTTAATATGGGACAGGACTTCATTCCATTTACCAGTAGCATTAATATGCTATGTCCTACGAATGCAGGTATGTTTGTGGGTACTGATGAAGGTTTGCACTTCATAATGGGACTTAATCCATTAGAAGCTCATATAGCTAAGATTGATAGTTATCGTACTATAGCAAGAACTAATACTAAAGTAGACCCAAGAAACTTTCCAGAGGGTCTTAATCATACTGGGCAAACGTGGATGTGGCTTAATGAGAAGGGAATCTGTGTTGGTAGTGGAGAAGGTGTTATACATAACTTGACAATGGAAAGATTAGACATAGACTTTGCTCTTGATGGAGCAGGTCTGTTTGATGGAAGCAAATATATTGGATTACTGAATCCATAATTATAAGGAGAAACAAAATGGCTTTTCGATTAAGTACAGGCTTAGTAAATTTAATGATGGCTCAAACAGGCGGAAGCCTTGTAGGAGCAAGCTTTGGAACTTTGTTCCTTGATGGCGTCATTTATGTTTACACTGGTTCTCAGCCTGCAACAGCAGATCTTACAGAAAGTGGTACTAATATTCTTATCATATCTGAAAGTGGTCTGACTTTTACTCCAAGTTCGCCAACTAATGGGCTTGAATTTGAGGATGACCCGACAGCTGGAGTACTTGAGAAAGACAGTGGTGAAACGTGGCAGGGGATTGGTATAGGAGGTGGTGGAACCGCTGGGTGGTTCAGATTCTACGCTAATAACAGATTGCAGGGAGCAAGTTCTGTTTCAGTACGTTTTGATGGAGCTTGTGGAACAAGCGGAACTGAAATGATTATGAGCAGTACAACTGTTGTAGTTGGAGCAACTACTACTATTGATACTTTTAGTGTTACTAATCCATCAGTATAGGTAAACTATGCCAGACGTTAATGTTTTTGATACAATTACTATTACTGAGTATGTCCGAGATTCTGGTATAAGTGTAGCAGTTGCTATAACATTACCAAACTTGACCATTAATACAGCTGCTCGTACAGGGTGCAGTGTTGAGGTAATACTACCTTCATTAGAGATGGTGGCCTATAGTGGTGCTACTGTTACTCTTGAACTTCCCTTATTGACTGCTGATGCTAATGCTGTTGTCGGTAGTATATGTACTGTTGATATAGAGCTTCCTAAACTAATTATAAGTGGTATTGCTACAACTCCAGTTTTATGCTCAGTTATTATTGAACTACCAAAGCTTATACTTCGAGCAACTTCGATACATGACATACTGGTTACTGCTGCTATAATCCTTCCATTGTTACAGGCTAGTATTTCAACTAGTTCATCTGGTGCAGTTACAGGGTATGCAATTAACCTTAAAACATTGGGACTTAGTGAATATGCAAACTTTACTTTTAATAGTATGTGTCGTATTGGTAATTTATCTTTCGGTGCTTCTGACTCGGGACTTTATAGACTGGACAGTGGAGAAGATAGTGGGGAAAATATAGTAGCTTATGCTACTTTTCCACTCTGTGATTTTGGTATAGATAATAAGAAACGAGTAAGAAGTGTTTATTATGGAGGAACGGCAAGTAAACCACTGCGACTTTATACTGAAAATGATGAAGGGAATGAAAGGAGAAGACTGTTTGAACCTAAGACAGTTAGGTCAAAAACTAAGATTCCTGTTGGAAGGGAAGGAAAAGGCTCTTACTGGAAGTTTAAGATTATTAATGTAAGAGGTGCTGATTTTGAAATAGACACTCTTGAAATGTTTCCTATTGTTCTTGGGAGAGTTTAATGCCATACAGACTTCGCCTTCATGGAGATACTGATTCTGCGAAGCTGTTGCTTCCTACTGCAAGAAGGGTATTAGATGAACTTAATAGAGATATGGCTTTTAATAACCTTGGTCAGTTACAAAAGACTGTTAGGTTAGCAAGTGGTGCTATTATTAAAGTAGCAAATATCTTAGGACAAGAAGTAATTGATGTTACATTTCCTGAAGTTGTTCCAGTTATTCCTCCGGTAGTTGAGGAAGAATATCCAATCACTGTAAACTTTGTGGTTATTGAGGTTAAGAATCCAGTATATGACTCAAAGTATATTATATGGGATGTAGGAAGTGGAGCATTAGCTGATGCATTTGTTGAGTATCCTATAACTGAAGATGATGTTGATGGCTGGATTGCAGCAAGCATGGCTGAGGATGCTACAGATAATAATGGTATTTACAGTGTAGTTCTTGCTGGAGAAACAAGTGGTAATGGGTTAGGGTCAGCTAATACTGGTTGTGGAGCACTTACCAATACACTATCTAACTACTGGGGATACTACGGCTTTTACGATGTACCAAGTGGTCCATGTGGCTATGATTATTATTGGTGCTGTGTTGAACCAAGAGAATGGTATGATGGCTCTTGGCATGGAACATGGGAAACTTGTCCAGAGTGCGGGGCAGTTTGGGACTGGTACGATCAACTTAGATGGTATGATATGAAAGCTTTTATTCTTGGCCCGCTTAAAAGTTATAATCTTACTATTACAGTACCTGGAGCTTTTGCAGGATTAACTACTTGTGTAAGAAATCATGCTATTGTTTATGAAAGAGAGTATAATTCATATTCTTATAATGTATACAATACTAATTATGACCACTGTGCACATAGTGAATTAATAGCTGAAGATAATGCTTGTTATCAATATGGAGATGTATATGACTGTACGCTTAAGTCTCCACTTGGGGATTTTACTCCTTTATACTTATATGATGAAGTAACTAAGGTTTGGGTAGCAACTACTTGTGGGCCATCTTCGTATAATATATCTAAAGAATGGTTAGGCTATGATGTTCCTATTAACTTGACAGTTTTCAGTGGGGAAGTATTTGTTCAGTTATTTGGTTATTGGGGAAGACAAATACATGAGCAGCAATCAAGCACAACTTATAATGTTGTTGGAGATATTAAATGTGCAGTTAATGAGTACAAAAGTACCTTAGAAGTAGACCCAAGAGAGCAATTAGAGAGTGTTGATTTTACTATGACAGTAAATACTTTAATAACTGATTATATAAGCAGTAATAGTTTAGACTTTAGTATTGCAAATGAAGCTATTGATTTAGAAGTTAAGATATATGAAGTACCTGAGGAGAATGCCTAATGGCTACTGACAGTCAGTACATAAAAGATATAGCACTTGATATAACGACTACTCAAATTGCGCAGGCAAGAGAGTATGCTGATGAAGCATTTGCTTCTGCGCAAGAGTTTCTTGAAGAACTTAAAGCACTATTTGAGTTGTATGAAATACCGACACTTGAAATAGAAATGCCTGTTATTGAAATTCCAGATATTAATATAGAACTTCCTCCTGCACTTGACCCGCTGGAGTTGGAATTAGTTATTACTGGCTCACTACCAAGTCCACCTTCATTTAATGACACAGATGTTGAAGCTATGTTAGATCTTGTCTTTACCAATATAAATGAAACACTATTAAATGGTGGTTCTGGTATTAATGAAGATGTAGAGAATGCTATATATGATAGAGCAAGGAATAGACTTGATGAAGAGTTTAGAGATGAATATGAAAAGCTTGAAAATCTCTATGCTTCAAGAGGTTTTGATGTTTTACCTGGGGTAGTTGCCAGTTTAATGGCTCGACTTTCAAGTGAGATAGTTAGAAAGTCTGAGGATTTAAACAATGATATTCTGGTTAACCAGACTAAGTTAGCACAGACACAAACTCAGTTTGCACTGACTACTTGTATTGAATTGTTCAAGGTAAGACTTCAAGAATATGCTGTTAGAGTAGAAGCTTATGTTGCAGAGATTAATGGTTATATATCTGGTATTCAAGCACAAGTTGCTGTTATTGAAGCAAAGGTTAAAGTACTTGAAGCTAATGTAGCTCAGTATGTAGCTACTGTTGAAATGCAAAAAGCGTATTATGAAACACTTAGTACTAAGATTAGTCTTGAATTACAGAAAGCTAAAATAGAAGCAGATATATTAATTTCAGAAATGGAGGCAAACCTTAAAGTTTTTACTGTTGTTAAAGAACTTCAACTGGAAGCTGCTAAGGCAGGTGGAAGTGTAATGGCTCAGTTGGCTGCAAGCGCACTTAGCTCCATTAATACTGCAACAGGATATAACTTCCATGGTGGAATGAATTGGTCTGAAACAGATAGTGAAAGTGTTGGACAGAGTCAGAGTGAAGTTCATCAGCATATATACAAACATTAACTGATGTAGGTCAATCGTTGACCTTTCTTAAAGTGAGGTAAGATTATGAGAGTTTCATTAGGTGAAACAATGAAAAAGTTTCGAAGAAGGAATCTGGCAACAGGTGTTTCTACTTCGGAAGCAAGAAGGCAGGAAGCTGAGTATGACCAAGCTTTACAGGGTATGCGGAGTACTGACATAGGAGATACTGCAAGGATTCAAGAGGAAGGTGCTATGAATAGGCTTATGGCTGCGCAGGAGTTTGGTGGGCCACTTCAAGAAGAACAGACAGAAGCAGTTCGTCTTGGTAATGTAGGAACTAGGTTTGCTCGTGGTATAGAGCAAGATTATGGTGAAGGTGCGGTTAGAGACAAACTTGGTCTTCCTCCTATTATACCAAGGACTAATGTATTCTTTGCTGATAGGCGTATGCCAGAAGGTACACGACCTAAAGCTGCTATGTCGTCAGTGAGGCCAGATATGGTAGATTCAGAAACAAGAGCAAGACTTCCTCACGAAAGACCTGTGGGAAGCGGTAGTGGAGGATGGGGAGAAGATGTTCCACTTCCTGGCCAAGTAGAGCAGCCATTATTACCACAAGCTCCTGCTTATGGAACTATGACTAAGAAAAAGAAACCTACCTTTCTACAAAGTTTTCTTGATAACTTTAGAAGGCCGACAAGTAAATTTAGGTTGTAAAAGGACAAGCTATGAATATTGGAGAACAGTTATTACATAGTGCATTTAGTGATGACTCAAGAAGAACTGAGGCAGCACGCCGAGCAAAGAAAAAGATGGCGCTCCTTGCTAATCCAGCTCAATTGGATAAGCTTGTTGCAGACTTTACTCAAATGGTATCTCCTTCAAAAGCTAAGTTGAGTAGTGACTTTGCACTGAAGACAGATGCTGCTGAAGCTAATATACCTGACGACCATCCTTTAAAGGGTTATGGGACACAACTTAAAGAGAATATAAAAGGAGCACTAATTAGTCCTGAGAATGCAAGGTACTCAGTAGACCAAATAGTCTATGGTCTTGCTGGTAGTGGGCTTAATATAAAGGGTGAAAGTGGTAAGTCACTTATTGAAGAATCTCATAAATATAAATATAAGAAAGACTATGCTCCGCTTAACTGGTTTGGTGCTTTTGGTGAAGATGATAAGGTAAGAGCACTTCCAGGGTATCAAGAGTATAAGGATAGACAAGGAGCGCTGGAAGTTGAAGAGTACCATACAGGCTTCTTAGAAGCTATGGGTTATGGTGCTGGTTTTGAAGTTGGAGTAAGAGGGCTGCAAAAGGGCTTAGCTAAGACCATGTCTAAGAAGATGCTTGGAAAGTGGGCAGCTAAGCGACTTGCTGCTACTGCATTTGGGCCAGCAGTTGGCGCTGCTGCAGTACTTGCTGTCCCAGCTTTTAAAGTATATGATGCACTGCAGAATGTAGTTGAAAAGTCTAACTTTGGAAGGGCTTATAATGACAGTTGGCAAATGGATGTGGCCAGAGGTCTTGTAGTAGGTATTGCTCCTGCATATGGAGGGCATAAACTATTTAGAGGTATTGTAGCTAAAGCAGCTGAGAAAGATCTTATTAAAGGTATCGCAGAGAAGACATTGATGCAGTACCCAAGTGCAAGGAATGCTATTAGACTTGGCAAAGATAGAGCAGTAGCTAAAGCAGCTAATGAAATGGTAGATACTTCTATTGAAGGAGTAAAGAAGAGTCAAGCATTTTCTATTGCTGAGTTATTTGATAGGAGAACAGCTGCTGCTTCATCTGTTGAAGGTTATGTAAAAGCCTATGGTGGATTTGAAAGTCCCTTTAGAGAGGGAGTTAAGAAGACTGCACCTTGGACATCTAAAGATGTTAAAAGAGTATTCAGTAGTTTTACTGATGAGCAAGCTGATGTAGCTATGCAGAAGGCTAAGACTAAAGGAATTAAGAAGGCTACTGCTGAAGTTAAAGAAGGTGTTGATGTTGTTGCTGATCAAAGGTTAAAGGAGATTAAGGATGGAATTACCAAAGGTGTCAAAGCCGTTATGGATGAAGTTGACGCTGCACAAATTGAAAGGTATACTACTGATGACCTACTCAAAAATTATAAGTTTTCTAAAGGAGAAAGGCTTTTAAAGAAAACTGAGAAGACAGCAAAGAAAGCTGCTAAGGCAGCAGCTCCTGTTAATGATGCTGTTGATAAGGAAATACTTGCTACTAAAATTGCTGAGGTTGGAGAGGATATAGCTGCTTCAAGACTTCGTCTTGCTGAAATGGGTAAGAGGTTTAAAGGTGGTCTTGTTCAGACTAAGTCTGGTGCTGTTGTAAGGAAGAAAGGAAAGAAGGCTGTTGAGCAGGTTCCAGATGAAGTTGTTGCGAAGAAGGAAGCTACCATTCCCGTAGGAATGGAAGAAATATCTTACTTGCAGGCAAAGCAAAAGATACTTGCTGCTCAAGCTAAGAAGCAAAGGCCATTGAAGGAAGAAGCACTTAAACCAGTGATGAAAGACCATGTTGAAGCACTGGAAGGAAGTATTGGAAGGAAGTTAACTGAAGCTGAAATGGATGATGCTGAGTGGTTGGCAAGGGCAGGTAACTCTGAAACTATTGAAGAGATGTTTCAAAGTGCTGATGCTTTAACTCGAAAAGAGTTTGACCCTTCAAAGTGGAAGATGTTCTATATTGTAGCAGCTACAGTCCCTCTACTGTCCATCTTTGATGGAGAAACACAAACTGCCGAAGCTTCGATTGGTAAAGTAGCTGTTGAAGTTGCTGCTCATTCTAAGGTATCCAAGTTTGTAATTGATTCCTTAAAGGCTACTGGTAGAAGTGTAAAGGAATTGTTTAAAGAAATAGTTGATCAAGGGTATGCTTATATTCCTGCTGTTGAAGGACAGAAGTTTATGGGTACAAGAATGAAAGCCCTCAGTGTATCAAAGATGGTTAAGGATAGAGGAGAGCGTCTGGTTGACCAAGTAACCAGAGTTGTTGATACTCCACTTGGTACAAGCAAGTTTATGGGAGTTGCTGGTTTTGGAAGATTGTTTTTTAAAGCTGGTGGTGATCCTGCTATTGAACTTGGTAGTAGGCACATTGCTCAGGGTCATATGGTTGAGAAGCATATGAAAGTCTTTGATAATATGATGGATGATGTTTTAAACTATGACAGAAACCCTAAAAATATTATAGAAGCAATGAAACCATTATCAGATAGGTTCTCTGTTCAAGTAGGAGCGTATAATGCTATTGAGTCTAAGATGGCTACTATCAAAGGAATAAGAAAAGGTTTCTATGAAGATCTTAAGAAAAAGAAAATAAAGGTAGATGATAAAATAGCGCTTCAAAAAGGAATTGATGAAGCTGACAGTTCTCTTAAAATACTAAGAGAAGCTCGTAAAGAACTGCAGGGTCCAGCTAAACAGTTTCAGAAAGAACATGAAGTAATGATGAAGCATTTATCTGACACACATCCTGCAGTTAGAATGTCACTTGCTGCTGAAGACACAGTTGACTTTAAGTTTCGTCCTTGGCTTAAAGATAAAATGACATATTCTGAATTAGAAGCAGTTGGCTACTATAAGAAATTTATGGAAGACTACGCTGAAACTATTACTGGAGTAATGGGCAAGGATTCAGTTATTCGTAGTCAACCTTATATACATCACGCCTTTCATCCATCCCAGAGAAAACAGTTTGTTATAGATGAATTGAAAAGACTTAAACTTGATATTCCAGCGGCTGTTCCATACACTAAATTCTTTAGCCGTTCTAAGTACAGTAGACAAATGGTTCCTCATATAGGGTTTAATACTGGTAGGTATATTCCTGATGCAGAAGCCAGGATTTATATGGGAGGATTCTGGAATAAAAAAAGCAAAGATGGTTGGTACTCACTAAGTAAAAGTCCTATTATAAAGGACTCTGCTCCACTAAGAGACTTCTTTAATAGACTTCATGAAGCAAGTAAACCTGCCCCAGATACATGGAGTAATAAAGCTGCTAATACATATGTAGCTATTGAAGTCTTTAGGCTTCTTGGTTTTTCAAGTTCAGTTGCTTTTAAACATCTATTTAAACTTCCTGGTACTTGGGCACAACTTGGTTTTGGGGAAGCAATGAAACACATTCCACAAAGTGTTCGAGTCTTCTCTCGAACCTTTAGTAAAGGAATGCGAGGAAGAGAGTTAGCAAAGCAACTTGGTATGCAAGGTAAGGTAGGCGAACGTGCAGTAACAGACCTTGTAACTAAGACATATTCAAGACAATATGGTTATATGAATACTATAATGGATTTGGACTTACAGGTTAATCCAGCAAGTACATTTGATGCTGCTCTTAAATTCGCTAATGAGAAGGGAGGTGTTCTTGTCCGTGCAGTTGAGCATTTTGATAGAACTCATGGTGTTCTTGCTGCAATGGCGATGGCAGCTAAAAGAGGAATGACTGCAAAAGATGCTGCCTATGGAGTAGTTGATACAATTCTTAAGAATAACTTCTTGAGTGGGGTACTGAACCCAAGTTGGATGCGTAATCCTAAGATAAGAGCATTGGCATTGTTTCAAAATACAGCTTTTAAAATTATGGAGAGAAGGTTAATTGGGGCTGTTAAGGCTGCTGATCTTATTAAGACTGTAGGTGGTGAGGTAAAGCGACAGGGACTTAAGAATACACTGAAGGAACTGAGAGGAATAAAGCAATTCATTCGTGAAGGAGAACATGAGTTCAAACAGAGTATAATCATGGATGCACTTAATGCTGACCGAGGATACTTTGGAACGCCACAGAGTGTTCAGTTTATGAAGGAAGTTTTAATGGCTGGCGGTATTATGATGGCTGGTGGTGCTGGAGGAATGCATTTACATGAGCATGTTTTTCATATACCTTTTATGAAAGGTGAAACTAAATATCCTACACTCGCTTCAAGTCCAGTACTTAATGCTGTGTTTGATGTAACTGATAATAGAGCACAAGCGGCAAGAGACCAACTTAGTCCTGACTTCTTTATCGTTGACTTTTTAAAAGAATGGTTATGGCAAGACAAATATGGTCCAGTTCCTCAAATGATGAAGAAGATGATACGGTTGACTAATGATGATATACCTAAGCGATATAAAGATTCTAAACTTAGGTACTTATTTGGTGCTCCTTCAACTGAGCACTAACCGAGAAAGGTCAACAATTGACCAACTCAACTGGGAGAATTAAATGTCTAACGGATTTATAGTAGTTGATGATAAGGATTGGGAAAGTGCTTCACAAGAGCAGAGAGACTGGATGACGTATAACACTATACGAAGTATAGATGCAAGGCTTACTAAGTTAGAAAGAAAACCTTGGGTAGATAAGGTCTGTTCTTTTGTAGGCGGTATAATAGGTGGAGCACTGGCATTTATTGGAATTAAAGTTGCTAATTAAAGGAGATAAGTTATGAGAAGTGCACTTAAAACAGATGGTAATAAGAATGCAATACAGACTGGTAATTTAATAGGTGCTGTGATAGAGATAAGTATATCAGTAGTACTTGGGTTTGTAGCTATAACTATTCCAGCAGGTATTTATTCAAAGAGAGTTTATTTTAATACAAGAGATGCTGCAGCTATGCAGCTTTCTGCTGTGTCTAATGGCGCAACACTTGCTACCATAGCATCTCCGTTTTGGCTTGATATAACAGCAGATCCAGGAGATATAATTGGTTATGCTAAAGGAACTACAACTACTGTACTTGAAGTAATAGTACTTGTTTAAAAGTCTTTTTAGTAGGTTAGTATAGGAGGAATGATGGCTGAATTTATAATCATGGCAGCAGACAAAGATTCTGCAAACCCTACTCAATATAAGAAAGGTGATTTTGTAGAAGTCAGAGCCAATAGTAGTAGTTATGGTTTAAAAGAAGGGTTGCCTACTTTTATTATTGTTAAGGTTCCTGAAATTGCAACTATGACAGTGGTAAATTATTTGAGCAAAATGTGGGTACAGACTTTTGATTATTCTGTTGTAAATAGAAATGCATCTATTGATGGTTACAGGTTAAGAGCCTTTGCTGAAGATGTAAGTGCTTCTAATTTAGGAGGACTGACAAGGGATAAAGTAGAAACATTTTTAACTAAATGGGGTTGTTCTATTTTCAGTACTGCATCAAACGAAGTTGTTTTTGATGTACTTGCTTTTGATGCTATTAAATCTCAGGGTTTTTGGGAAATTAGAGAAGATAAACATGCTTTGTTTCAGTTTTCAGAAGATGGCTATGATGAGGCAACGGGCATTCATACTATCAGGATTGATTATTCTGCATCCGGTATGAATCCTTCATTTATAGAAACTTATATTGAAGGTAGAGGGACGACTATTATTTTAAATAGTGGTTTGGTTATTGTTTTTGAGATCACAGCGAATATTGTCTTTCAACATTTTAAGCGAGTAGTGAAAGGCGCTCTTGATGGAAATATTATACGGAGAAGACAATATTATCTTACCTCAGCGGCGGTTGATATAGTGATAGATGCAGGTGGAACTATGACAATTACGCAAGCGCAGCTTATGAATTATATACAAGATAGGTTTGAGGAATAATGATAACAAGTATAATAGACCCTGATGATGGCGGGGGAACAGATTATTTAAGTTTAAGCCTATGGGAAGCTGGTTTGGCTGCTACGTTGACAGATGATGTAGAGGCCACCTGTCGTAGTTCTTCTGGGTCTGCTGATGTTACATCGTTTGTTTTTGGAGTTACGTCTCTAAGTACATATTTTGCCGAGATAAAACCAATTGCAGGAAATGAAGCAAGTACATCTTATAGTGCAAGTAAATATCGGCACGAAGCACCAGCGAGTGGCACTTTTTATATTTTTATGGGACTTACTGTTAATAATATACAGCTTGGTCCCACTGATAATGATGGAATTCGTATATTAAATACTGAGGATGGCGATGTAATAGTAAAAAAATGCCTTTTAAAGGGACATTCAGTTAATTATGAAAATGCTATTTGGGTGTCAGCAAATGCAGCAGGAAATGATGTTTATATATTTAACAATATTGTTTATAAAATGTCTGGGTCAGAAAATACTGGAATTTTTTCTGCCGCAGGGGGAACAACATATGTAGAAAACAACACGTTTGCAGGATGTACACGAGGTATAAGACAAGGTGGCGGCACACTAACAGCAATTAATAACATTGTAGATGGTAGTGGGGATACATCAGCCTATCTCGGAACGTTTACGGCAAGTAACTATAACTGCACAGATGGAACTGATACGGATGATGGTGGAGCGCAAAGTATTCAATCCGGCACAATAGTTTTTGAGAATACTGGTGCTGGTACAGAAGATTATGCAACTAAAGTAGGCAGCACAGATACAATAGAAGAAGGCACAGATACTGTTAATGGTGGATATACTGATGATATAGATGGGACAGCGAGGGGCGCTGCTTGGGATATTGGAGCATTTGAGTATGTATCAGCAGTAGAAGATTTATCAGTAGACGAATTTGAAACTGTAGGTCTTACAGAAGATATAACAACAATATTGTCAGATTTAAAAATAGATAAGTCAGATTTAATAAATCTTGTAGAAGACATAACAACTATATTATCTGACTTAGTTATAGATGAGAATGAAGCAGTAAGTGTTTTAGAGGATGTAATAGCAGAAGTAATTGGTATAGTTTTAGAACAGGAAGGCTTTCGCTGGCGAGATGATGATGATTCAGAAGCAGCAGCTACTTGGCTTGCTGAGCAAGATATTGATATAAACAGAGCAAGAGGAATTAGTACTCGAGTGAGGTTTTTGATAAATGCTTCTGAAGACCCAGATGCAAAGCAATTTAAAATACAATATAAGAAAACAACTGACGCAGTGTGGCGTGATATGCCAACAAGCTAATGCTTAAATGGACAGACGAAAGAAACATATACATCTTTGCTGGGATCGAAATCTTTATAAAAAGAGACTTAGGCAAATGGTACATAAAGACTGAGCGATGCAACAAGTGTGGAGAGTGTTGCCGAAGAGTAAAATGTGAACACTTAATATTTAGAGCTAATGAATGGCTTTGTGATTATCACATAGATAGACCTTTTCAATGTTGTGTATATGAAGCACCAGAGGAATACTGTAATATAAGATGGCGACAAACAAACATAGCATATATACTTTGGGTGATGTTTTCAAAGTGGGTTTTTCACGCTGGATAAAAAGCTGGAAACCGATCCACCTGTGTTGGCTCTTTGAAAAATATGGGTTAGCTGTTCCAAAATATCTTATAGGTGGGGCTAATAAAGCACCTCAGTATGAAGGCTCTCGAATTTTAAATATTGTACTTGGATTTGAAGCTGATGAGGATGTTGATGTAATAGATTGGATTGGAGGATATGATTTTGTTGTATCTGTTGGGTTTGGTTCTCAAAGTGGGGCGCAAAGTGGGTCAAGGATTGTTCAACTCAGATGGAGAAACAAAAGCGATGGCGGTGATTTTGCTGCTCTTGGAAATACTGGACAACTTACTTATAATGGAACTACTAGTCTTGTAAATGGCAACACCTTACTTGAAGCAGCGAGTGGTATTAGTGCAATTCAAACAACCTACGATACTGGTTTGGGTATGCAAAGAGAGGGTGCAAACGATTGGACATATAATGCCCTTAGCGTAGATGAATGGACTGCTTGCCAATGGGCGATTGACACATCAAATATTCTTAGTGGGAAAGAGTATGAGTTTGAGCTTTATAATGTAACTGATGGTGTAAGCATCGGAGTCTGTCTTGCAACACTTACTACAGTAGTAGGTGACTTAAGTATACCAGATGAATATGAAGAAGTTACAGTTCTTGAAAATGTAGAAGCTGTTGTTGGTACTGTAATAATACCAGATGAGTTTGATGCTGTTACAGTACTGGAAGATGTAGATGTAGAAGTAACAGAAGCAGCAGCAGACTTAGAAGTAGATGAGTTTGAAGGTATTACAGTTGATGAATATGTAGAGGGTATACATGGAGCTGTCTTACTTGATGCTTATGAAGAGGTAGCAGTTGATGAAGATATTACAGCAGAACTTTCAGATTTATCTATTGATGAGTTTGGTGAAGTAGGTACTGAGGAAGATGTTACTGCTGAGGTAACTGCTCAACCAGACTTAGATGTGGATGTATTTGAGACAGTAACACTCGAAGAAGATATAACATCCCAGATAGCACATGAGTTTGTACTATCACTGAGTGATGAATTTGTCGATGGGGCAGCAACAACAGTTCAATTATTAGCTCCAGCTACTAAAGACACTGGAGACTTTCAAGCTGGTAAAATTCATGAGTCAAGTAATCCAGCAGATGCTATTGATCTGGATGCTGATAAATATACAGAAGTTGAATTCTGTCTTAAAGCAACTGAATACGCAGGGGAGGTGAGTTATGATTTTAGAATAGAAGGGTTGGATACTTATACGGTTACACCACAACTGACTATAATAGCAGGCGGTGAAACTTTAGCCGTAAACGTGCACGACTGTGCAGAAACAGAAACTTGTTTAGTGTAAAGGAGAAGAAAATGAATAAAGACCCAATTAAGATTGAAGGCTTTTCGCGAGTACAGATTGTTGGTTCTGATGGAAGGGTAGAAGGTGACTCAGGTTTTGTAGGGCCAAACCAGATTACAAATGTAGGCTTCCTGAATTACTTGTGTAATTTAATTGCTGGAACTACCGGTTCAATGCAGGTTGGTTTTGTTGCTCTTGGTACTGGAGGTGTGCCTGCGAGTGATGCGGTAGCTTTACCTGGAGAGATTACTTCCAGCACACAAAGAAATGTACCAGAGTTTTCCGTTATTGCCTCAACAACAGCTCAGTTTGTAGTAACTTTTGCGTCATCTGAGAACTTTGTAGCTGCTCAGGTTACACTTGATAATATCGGGCTGTTTGCTTCAAGTGCTGAGAACTCACTGTTTGCAGGTAATACATATACAGGTTCTACCTGTGATACAAACCAAGCAGTGAACTGTACTTACCAAATTCGCTTTTCATAATAGATAGAAAGGAGGTATTATGAATACAAGTATTGAGGAACACAAAGGTATCCTACTGGATATTGGCTGTGGCGGTAATAAGCAAGAAGGGTTTACAGGAATGGACAAGAGAGAGCTTGAAGGTGTTGATATAGTTCATGACCTTGAGGATTTTCCATATCCTTTGGATGATGAATGTTGTCTTACTGTTAAAGGTTCTCATATTTATGAGCATATTAAACCCTGGCTGTCCATTGACTTTATGAATGAGTTATGGAGGATTCTTAAGGTTAATGGACAGTTGCTTTTATCAATGCCGTATGGCTGGTCGTTTGGTTATATTCAAGACCCAACACACTGCAACCCAGCTAATGAAGCTACCTTTACTTATTTTGAGAAAGGTACATCTTTGTATGAGATTTACAAACCTAAACCTTGGAAGATTGAATTCAGTGCTTACCAACAAACAGGTAATATGGAAGTTATTCTTAGGAAGTTAAAGGAGGAGGAATAATGTGTAGAGAGGAGGAAGTTCCAAGACTGAAAACCAAAGAAGAGCATCAGACACGACTAAGAAATAAAATAGAAGAGAATCCACAAGAAAAATTACTTGTAGACGGGTATACAGGTAAGTTATTTGGTACAGCAGAGGCTGCACAAAACAGAATAATGATAGGAGTTCCATTGACTGGACTTGTTAGAGCTGAATGGATGCTGGCAAGGTATGGTCAAGTTATTCCTTGTAATTGGAGTCAAGTTGATTGTATTCAGTTCTTAGATCAGTGGAGTCCTATGGGATTTCTGGTATCTGGGGCAAGGAATATTATTGCTTCTGCTTGTGTGGAGGGAGGTTTTGAGTGGTTACTCTTTATAGACCACGATACTATTCCGCCACCTAACATGATTTTAAAGTATAATGATAGAATGTTAAAAGGAGATGTGCCGGTCTGGTCAGGTTTATATTTTACTAAAAGTAAACCAAGTGAGCCTTTAATTTATAGAGGTAGAGGTAATTCCTATTTCACGGACTGGAAACTTGGTGAAGAGGTTTGGGCTGATGGACTTCCAATGGGCTGTACTATGATTCATTCATCTATTCTTAAAGCCCTTTATGATGAGAGTCCTGAGATTGAGATTATACGAGGTAACAGAAAATATAAGGCAAGGGAAATATTTGAAACTCCTGCAAGAAGTCATTTTGACCCTGAAACAGGTAACTGGTTTATGTCATCTGGTACAGAGGATATGGAGCTTTGCACAAGGATAATGAAGAACAATATCTTTAAGAAAGCTGGCTGGCCTGAGTTTCAAAAGAAAGAATTTCCTTTTTTAATTGATACTTCAATATTTTGCAGGCATATAGATAATAATGGAGTTCAATATCCTGCTAACGGAGAAGAACAGCAGTTCATTACTATAGTAGAAAAGTAGGTAACTTATGGGCGTAACAGTATTAGAAAATGTAGCAGTTGGTCTAAGTGACTTAGCTATTAATGTAGCTGAAGATGTTACTGTACAAGAGCAAGTAGTTGCTACTCTTGTCTCCGCTATAAGTGTTTTCAGTCCGGTAGGTGTTGCTGAAGATATTGCTACTGCTGCGTCTATTCCACCTGTTTCTGTTTATGAAGAGTTAACAGTACAGGAAGACATTACTTCAAGATTAGCTGACCTTGGAGTAAGTGTCGGTGAGGATATAACTGTTGAGGAAGATGTAACAGCTAATATTACTGCACAACCTGACTTAGATATTGACGAGTTTGAGGAGGTCTCGCTAACTGAGGATGTTACATCTGTTGTTGAAGCAGGCCCAGATTTAGATGTTAATGAGTTTGATACTGTTTCTGTAGCTGAAGATATTTCTGTCTCAGCAGTTCCTCCATTAAGTACTATTCCTGTTTGGAGCTATGGGGCAGTAGCAAAAGCTACAAGTTCTGGTGAAACAATCTATGCCAGTCCTGCATGGTCATATGGTCATCACTCTATAAAACATGTCTTTGAATTTGTTGCACTATTAACTGTAAATGTTTATGACTCAATAGGCATTGTAGAAGATGTTGAAGGTAAAGTATCTGATGTAATATTAAGTACAAGTGATGACATTACTATTCTTGAGGATGTTATAGCAGAAGTTGGTGCTGAACCAAATCTTAATATTGATGAGTTTGATGCAGTAGTTATTACTGAGGATATTGAAAGTGTAACAGATATTCCTGGAGTAGATGTATATGATTTAGTAGATGTTGCAGAATCTTCTGAGGGTATATTATCTTCTGTTATACTTGAAGTACATGATACTATTACTCTTGAGGAAGATGTAACAGTTGAAGTTGAAGCACAACCTGACCTTAGTATTAATGAATTTGAGTCAGTAGGTATAAGTGAAGATGTTACACTTATAACAGATATTCCAGGAATAGATGTCTATGATGGCGTAACTACTGAAGAAGATGTTACAACTGAAGTAGGCGCTGGGCCAGCACTCGAACCTGATGTCTTTGATACAATATCTCTTGAAGAAAATGTCAGTACTGCAATATATGAGTTACAGACACTTGTATTTGATGAAGCTGGTATAACTGAAAATGTTGAGGTTCTACTATCTGATCTGACTGTAGACCTCTATGACAGTACTACACTTGAAGAAGATGTAACTGTTTCAATAACAGCACAAGATGATTTAGATGTCAGTGTATTTGATACTGCAACAGTAGATGAAGATGTAACTTTAACAGTAAGTACAGTTATTCTTAGTACCTTTGATTCTATCTCAATTGACGAAAGTGTTTCTGGTTTAATATCTGATGTACAACTTTCCACCTTTGATAATATTGGAGTTGTGGAAGATGTAACTTGTGATGTTGGAGAAGCTGGCACTTTATATATTACTGAGTTTGACCTTGTTACTACTGAAGAAAATATATCACTTATAGTAAGTACAGTTATTCTTGGTGTATATGACTCTGTTCTAGTACAAGAAGATATAACTGTTACACTATCTAATTTAGAACACTCTGTATTTGATACTGTCGGAGTTGCTGAGGATGTAACCTGTGAGGTTGGAGCACCTGCTGGAATAGAGGTTGATGTATTTGATAGTGTTGCTATCACTGAAGATACAACCTTAGTAGTAAGCAGTATATCACTTAATACATTTGAAACGATAACTGTAGCAGAAGATGTTACAGTAGCAATGCCTGACCTATCGTATTCATTTCCTAAGTTTATAGTTAGAAGAGAGAAAGAGGATACAGTTGAGAGAAGATCTGCAGAGACAACAGTTTCTACAAGAAAAGCTGAAAGCACAATTAATAGACGAGCTAAAGAGGTAACACTATGGGGATAAAAACAGTTAAAAAACAAAATTGGGAAGCCTATTATCTTGCAGGTTCTATCTTAGAATGGCAGGAAGATGACTCAACTGAAGTGGTTACGTTAGTTGGAAGTACTGTTGTTGCTGAAGATGCTGATGGTACAGATGTGTCTGATACATTTATGGAGCAAGGTACAAAAAGGCTTGACAGTGACTTAAATGGAGACTTTGATGACAATATGCTTTCCATGCGACTTAAGGGTGAAGGTGGAGATGTAACTAAATCTCCTTATATTGTAACCTTCAGAATAACAACTGATGAAGGTAATCAGTACGAAGTTGATTATAAAGTTGAAGTAAAGGAAATACCATAGAGGAAATCCAATGGCTAATTATTATGTAGATTCAAACTCAGGAGATGATGAAGATAATGGCACAACTCAAGCTCTTGCATGGGCTACTTTAGAGAATGCACTTGAAGTAGAATCCTTAGCTGCTGGAGATATTGTATGGGTTAGAAGAACTCACGTAGAATATTCTGGTTCTCCAACATCTGATTTATACCCAGCAGCAATAGGAGAAGTTGGTAATTATGTACGTATTATTGGCTGGCCAAGAGCAGCTCTTCCAGACACAACTATTACTTCTGCAAGTTGGACAAACGGAAGTACAACTGTTGATTTAGTTGTTGGTGTTACACTTAGTAGGACAGAGCATTGCGGAAGATGGGCAACTGCTCCTAATGGAAGTAAGTTTCTTATAACAAGAATAATAGATTCTAATACTCTTATTATTGATAGAGAATATTCTGGCACAGGTGTTTCCGCAGCAAACGGTAAATTTCAGATTGAAGCTGATGAGGATTTTTCCGGTAAGCCAGCAGATATAGATGGTTGGGACAGTGATGCAGATGATTTACCAGTTCTTGATTTTAATGGAACAGCTTACAAGCTTAATCTTAGTAGAACATATGCTGAAATGTGTAATTTTGAGGTTATAAATAGCATTTCAACTACAGGAGTTGTGTACTTAGCTAATAATTCAAAGATAGTTGGGTTTTTAATATCAAGTACTTATAATTGGTATGTGTTATATTCTAATGGAAACTCTTGTATAGACAGGACGGTTGTAACTGGTAATGCTACAGGCTCTTCCCAAGCAGGGTTTAGGGGCGAAGGAATACTTACAAACTTAGCTATCTATAATATGGGAGGATATGGAATTCATTATACTGGTCCAGCAGTACTTAATAATGTAAATGTTGGAGTAGAACAAGTTAATGCGCAGGCAGATATTTATGGAGCAGATATTATTCGTGGTGTAGATGTTAAGTTGGGAAGTACAACTAAGATTGAATTTGGGGGAGTAAACACTGAAGATCTTGAAGGTGTTAAGATAGAAAATTACCAAAAGGTTTTAGGTGACCATGTCTCAGTATATAACAATATAATGGTTATTTCTAAAGGTGTTGTAGCTGGATCTGGAGATCCTTATAAAAGAACTGATGGGGCAGATAAAATAATAGAAGTAAGCTTTCCTTTCTACGAATATTTTACTTCTGTATTAATTTTTAGTCATGAATTTGAAACAGACACTACAAGTAAGTCCTACAGATACTATGTTAACTGTAAGGATCTATCTCTTACAGCCTCTGAACTCTGGCTTGAAGTAGAGTACGTGGATTCTTACGATGATACAAGTGAGTACACAATAACTAAAGAAGAATCAGATGAAACCTGTTCTATTAGGGGTAGTGTATCTGATTGGACTCAGTATATAGAGGTAACTGGAATAGCTTCGGCAACTGCGTCAAAAGTAAGAATACAATGTTTTGTGGCTAAGTATGATGCAGACGGTTATATCTATATAGACCCACAGGTTGTTGTAACATAGTGGTTAATTTAGGATACTATAATGGTATTACTATGTGTAAGTTTACTGTGTGGAAAGACCAAGAGATATGTGAGTACTCAATAAAATCAAAATACAGAGACGTTTGTTTATGGATGAGGGAAGATGGTACTTGCTCAGAACTAAATGTATGTGCTGACCGGGTCAATCGTTGACTTTTCTTGGACTAAGTGGAGATAATATGAAAATTAAAAGTGGAGTGAAATTAGCAGGACTTAAATTAGAAATGAGGAAAGTTCTTGTTGAAGCCGATAAACTTTGGAGATCACATAACCAAGAACTTGTAGTCACATCAACTTTAGATGGTGTGCATAGTGCTGCAAGTCTTCATCCTTATGGTTATGCAGTAGACTTAAGAACGAGATATTTTGATAACTCAGAATATAATGTTATTGCAGGTGAGTTACGTCTTATGCTTGGTGACAAGTATGATGTTGTAGTTCATTACTCTCATATTCATGTCGAGTATGATGCAATTTTAAGATAGTTAATTAAAGGGAGGTGAACTATGAAAAGAGTTTGTTTAGTTTTAGTAGTGTTTTTACTTTTGGTAGGAGTGGCATTTGCAGTTGATAAGCCGGTGAAGCTTCGATGGGAGCAACCTTGTGTTAATGGTTGTCCAGAGCTTATACCTCCGGTAGGGCCGGTTGAAGAATGGCGAGTGTATATGTCTGATACTTCGGGCGTGTACGGGACTACTCCAATTATTACAATGCCATATGATGGTACATCGGCTCCTACTTACGAATCAGCTTATATTTTGGTTTTGGAAGGTGCAGGAACAAAGTACTTTATTGTTAGATCTTGGAACTCAAGTTTTGGCGAAAGCGGCAATTCCAACGAGGTGGATTACCCTTATAATTTTGCAGGTTCAGCAATTCCTGTGAATTTATTGTTTGTAATATCAGAACCATAAACAAAAGGAAAGGAGGAAGTTATGAAAAGAGTTTGTTTAGTTCTATTGGCTATGGTTATGCTACTTAGTTTTAGTAGTTGTTTAATTCAAATTGACCCTAATAATCAGGTAGCTAAGTATGAAACCTTTGGAAGGAATTTAGGATCTTACTTTAAGTATAAATATCCTGAGTTTGTCGTTAAAGCTAAGCCGTATATTAAAGGGGTTTTAACTCTATCTGATGCTGAGTTGTTTAACGAAGATGTTCTGCAACTCGCCTATACTTATGCTTTAGATAAGTATCCTAAAGACAGGGAACTGATACTGTTGGTTAAGTCTGGAATTGATCTGTATGGTATCAAGCTCGATATGAGCGAGATACTACCAGATGATAGACCAGAGTATGTCAAGAGTGTAAGAGCTTTACTGAAAGGCTTTTACAAAACTGCCGAGACAGAGTTATAATGAATCCTTACTGGACAGGAATACTTGTTGGTCTGTTCACTGGCGCAGTAGTTACATTATTTATCTGTGCTATAATATTAATTCATAAGAAGGAGATAACAGAAAATGATGAAACCTTTTTGGAAAAGCAAGACAATTTTGTTTAACGTAATTACAGGCGCAGCATTATACTTTATAAATATGCCAGAAGTTGCTGCTGCACCAGAGATTGTAGCTATTGTGGTTGCAGGTATTAATTTGGTTCTTCGAGCTATTACTAAAGAACCTATTAGTGTAAAAGCTAAATAATGAAATACCAGAAGGTTCAAGGCTTTAGAGTCTACGAGACTTGGAGTTATCAAACTAACATTGCAGTAGATAGAATAATTAGGACACAATATGTTGACTTAATTAAAGGTTTACTTGTAATGAAAGTAGGATTTTGCTTTGAGCCTTCTGGTCCCACCTTTAAAACAAAGAACTTTATTGCTCCTTCCTGTGTACATGACGGCTTGTATGGTTTAATGTGTCATGGTTACTTAGAACATAAGTGGAGATATAGGGTAGATGAAATCTTACATGAAATGTGTCTTGAAAGAGATATGAATGAACTAAGAGCTAAATGGATATATGAAGCTGTAGATAATTTTGGTGACAGTAGTATTGATAAGGCTAATAGAATGAAGGTCTTAACAGCACCATAACTGGCCTGTGAGACTTCCAGAATTGGATTATTATTTTACGCCTACAATGGTGTGTATAAAAATAGATCGTCCAATTCTGGGCATCCTACACCCATAGAATTGGATATTCAAAACAACATTTGAACCACTTGTTTGACTGCAACTATTCCCCAAATAAATAATAACAGTCTTATAAAATCTTTAAATCCGCCTTTGTTAGTACCCTTTACTGTTTGTTGCATAGTAATAAATTCCTTTTTCTCCGAGTGGACCTTCAAACCCTCTCCTTGCAAGACCCCTTCGAATCACAGTAGCAATTACATTATCAAACTTCTTAGCATCAACATCTCTCCACACTCGTTGCATTAGAGCAGGTTCGGAAATAGTTCCTTCCCCTTGTATAATGTCTGCAACAGCATTAACCTCTGGAGACACATCACTCCTTCCAACAGCAACAAAGGTTTTACTCATAGCTTGTTCAGCTTGTTCCATATGTCTAAGGCCAGTTTCAATATCTTGCCACTCAAGTATTAAATTACTGTGTCTACAAGCAGCATGAATTAGTGCCAGCTTTAAAATGAACATAGGTTTTCTAGAGTACCAACCATTGAAAGCAATGTCTTTACATATCCTTGATTGACTTTGCTCATCATAGTTATTATACCAGTTTTCCCACTGGTCTTTACACTCTGGACTGAAGTTATACCCTCCAGAAATACGAGATATAATAGCTAAGTCCTGTATCAATTCGCCCCTTGTTTCAAACAGTGAAGCATCTATATAAGGAATAGCTATCTTCTTGTGCTTCTTACTACCCCAGATGAATAATATACGACTGGTCAATCCACCACCAATAGCTGTTACAGGAAGACTGGACGCTAAACTTTCTGGTGTAGTAGCACCAAGTATATTTATATATACTGATGGTATTATATTACTCCCAGAATGTTTTGTTCTGTATTTCCATGGAATTTCTTGGCAATCGAATAGGTCAGTAAGGAGGACAAGCATTTTAGTATTCTCAGCTTTCTGTCCAAGGAAGGATTCAAACTCTTTAGATATTATGGAAAGTGAGCTGTGCCTAAAGACATCTCCATTAGCCATCTGTTCATCACTGGCACAAGCTTCAAGGTCTTGAAGCAAAGCTTCCTTAGTTATAGCATCTGCGGATAATTGTATACTTGCAATTTCATTGAGAATATCTACCCCGTAGTTTATACTTGCTGTCTTTCGTGCGATGCCCGGTTCTGCAACTAAGACTATATACAAGTTTGGAAAGACTTTTATTCTCCCAAGATGCAACCATACCTTCTTCTGCAATGCAGCTGCTATCATAGAACAGCCTACCCAATGGTGGAATAGCTTAGCACTTTCAGTATTCTCTGTATACAGTTCATATGTTTCAAGCCAATTCTTTAGTTTTCGAGACATAGGCAATTATAACTCCCGTGGGTCAATCGTTGACTTTTCTGGTGTTGAATGGTAGAGTATTTCCTACACAACCATCTTTATTATAATCAGAAATCATTCTTCTTAACTTAATTTCAATAGCTTCTAATTCAAATATTGGAGCAAGGGTTAGCTTTTCATGGTTTGTTAACTCCCAAACTTCTCTTCTCCATGTTTTATACTCTATATTCATATCTCCTCCAATTCACCCCAACTTGGGCCATACTTAAAGTCAACATCTATTATAAATTCTCTCCCGTCAGCTACAAGCGTATGTAACATACATCCTCGTAGATAGTCCATTCCTTCTTGTATGCTATTAGAGTTATCTTCAACGAAGGTATACATAGCATCATGAAGCTGAAGTATTAAACTAAGTAATTGTGAGTCTAAGTACTTTGAGCCGTACTCACGATAGAACTTTACAAGTGATTTATTTAAAAGGTCTCCAACGGTACTTTGAGGAATGAATGCGTAAGCACTACGAAATAATCCACCTTGTCCGTCATTAGGCCATCTATCAAGGAATTTATGCTTCCTTCCTAGTAAATTAGAGAGGCAACGAGTTCTACGCAGCTCGTCTTGTATGCGTTTATGCCAGAGAGTAAGTTGTGGATTTTTAGAATAGTATATATTAAGTAGATTTTTTGCCACAGCTATTTTGCATCCCATTTTAGCTGCAAGTACTCCTGGGCCAGCATTATAATTAGTTGCATGTTTTACAGGTTTACCTATTAACTTGCGTTGTTCTGGGGTTATATCTTGAACTTGAAGATTAAGTAATTCTGCGGCTGTTACTTTATGTATATCAAGGTTATTCTTTTCACAGTACTCCCTTGACTTGCCAAATGATTCTTTAAATAACAGCATTAGTTTTTGGTCATTGCTAACATAAGCTACAACAACTGCTTCAGCCTGTTTGTAATCTGCCTGGAGGAATACCATCCCAGGTGGCGCAGGATACATCTTACGTGCAGGCACAGGAATGTTTTGTAAGTTCCCACTGCCATAAGGTCTGATAATACTTTTCGAAGAACTCCATCTACCAAAGCTTTTATAACTATCCTCATCATCTATAACAGAATACTTCTTTTGCTTCATCATAGTAGCTCCTGTTACATTGTAACAAGTATATACTTTAGAATCTGAAGAAATAGAAGCAGTTAGAAAAGAACCTCTTAACTTATTAGTTTTTTTCCAATCTATTATTTTAAGTAAGATAGGATTATCTGTTGAACGAGCTAACTTTGTTAAAGCATCAGCATCAGATGTTGCCTTCCTTGTTTCATGTATTGACTTACGTCTTTTATACTGTGTGGGAAGTCCAAGGTCTATATAGAGTAAGTCTTTTAACTGCTTTGGAGAGTTGAAGTTTATCTTCTTACCTAAACCCTCTTCAAGTTCAATTGCTAATGTCTTCAATCTAAGGTCAGATTCTTCAATTAACTTTTTCTGAACTTCTTTATCAAGATAGAGACCTTGTAGTTGAAGGAATGTTGCTGGTTCTATTTGAGACATTTCAAAGTTAAAGGTATCCCATCCATCTAATTTAGTTAGTTCCTCTTGCATTACTTCCCAGCAGCCATAGGTATTAACACAGTCAAGATTGTTATAGTAGGTTGGCATTTCCTGAGACAAGTGTTTCCAAGCACCTACGTTTAGACAAATGCTGGTTAAGAAGGCAAGACTTCGTGGAGTTTCTGGCCAGCATATATGCGTTGCTATCATTGTGTCAGCATTAAAGTTTTTACAGTAAATACCATTGTTATACCAGAGAACAGCTGCATCATAACTGCCGTTGTGCATTATGAGTGGCTTCTTTGATAATACTCTTGAAAGACCTTGCCACAGTTTTATTTCACTGTCTGGAGAGAACACAGGCTTCCTTCCAGAAACAATCTTTAATGACATTGAGTGCTTTGCACTCTCAGCTATCCCCATAATATCTACATGACTTCCAGGAGATACAGTTTCAATATCAACTGCTAAATGACCACTGTGTTCATGTTCAAGGTACTCAAGGTAGCTAAGGAACTCATTGAGAGATGGAGAGGATTCCAGTATTCTATTATCTACTGGAAAGTCAGGTGTTTCACTGTTCTGCACAGCTTTCCTTAAATCCATTATAGTTTCAAAGTGCAGCTTCCATTCATAATTTACTTTCTGTGGATGCCAGGTTGGAAGTACCTTAATTCCTGGAACTAAGGTTGACTTGGTGAGGTAACCTCTCCAAGCTTTTAATCCTTTAAGCTTACAGACTTCATAAAGGGCTGTTGCACCTAAAGTAACAATGATATTAGGTCTGTACATTGCAATTTCACTCTTTAATAATTCAAGCCATTCACGAAGCACAGGCTTTGGAATAGTCATGCCTTTGTCTTCATAGAAGTAACCTATCTTATTGCCTGGAGGTTTCTCCCGAGCGATGTTGGTTACAAGACATTCTTGCCTACTCACTCCTGCTTGATGTAATAGCTTGTCGAGGGTTCTTCCTGCGTAGCCCATAAAAGGCTTGCCAGTTCTATTCTCGTCCTCTCCAGGTGCTTCCCCGATAAGCATTATCTTTGCTCCTGGCGGGCCGGTAGTTTTTACGAACATTTATTTCTCCTTTTCTAGTTTATTCATCCTCTCAAGTGCAACTGCATAAGCTTCTATTGCATTATCAACTCCAACAGAAAACATCTTCAGTATAGTTGCAGCTTCAATGGCAGAGCCACTTCCCATGAAAGGGTCGTAAAGCATTTGTCCTGGAAGAGCAACACGCTCAAGTAGGTTAAGTAACAGAGGGATAGGCTTTTCATATTTATGTACTTTAACTGAAGAATTGACTGGAGGGCATTCAATCCAGTTTGGCATACCTTGCTTAATAATTCGAGAATCATCTTTCCTGATATACATTATCTGCTCATAGCAATCGGATGGCCATGCTGTAGGTACGTTGCATTGACCAGTAGAGCGCTTAATCCAGATAAATGGTTTAATATAAACTCTCCATCCTACGTCCATGAAAATATCTCGGAGGTAGTTGAAGTGCTCCATTGCGTGGAAGATGTAGCCGTGTGCATCAGACTTAGTAAAGCGGAAGCTTTCTTTGGCGAGGAAGTAATACCCTGCAAGTGCTTTATATTTATCATCACTAAAGTCTACGCCGTATGCTGACATACCACCAGTATGACCACCAGCAGCAATACCAATTCTATCGTGCTCAATACCATACAGTGGGTCTGTTAATAAGATGTCAACAGAGTTGTTAGGCATTGTAACCATATGGTCTATGGCGTCCGCTTGCTTAAGAGTGTGTAGCTTCTTACCTAACTCTGCTTGCTTTTCATACTCTTTTACTCCTTCAATAGCAGAAGCAACTCTTTCAAGGCCTTTATAGGCTCGTTTAATTTCACTTGCTTTCTTTCCTTCAGCAAGCTGTGGAAATGCTTCAATCATTTCAACTATTTGAAGCTGACTGATAACAGTTCCCTTAGTCTTTCCAATCAACTTTGCTGTATCAGCTAATGTATGACCACCTTTAGCTCCTGATACAGCTTCTCCATATTGCTCCACTTTAAACTTGTGGAGGTCTGCAACAGCGAAGGCGTATTCTGCAGGAGTATAATCCTTTCTACAGAGATTACTCTCCAACTCTAACTCTCTCATCTCTGCTGCATCAACGACATCTTCGAAAACAGCTTTGACTTGAATACCTGCAAGTATACAAGCGGCTAAGCGCCGTCCACCATCTATTAGTTCCATTTCCTTTGTAATTACAATAGGTAAGATTTGACGTGTCCTTGTAAAGGAGTCAGCAAGTTCTTGCAAATCTCCCATATCATTCCTGTACCTATTCATCCCTTCACGAACTCTTATTTCTGTAGGGTCAAACAGTTTTATTTCCATTTAATCTCCTTATCCCTCTATATTAATCTTAGTAACTGTTACTTCTTCATTTATTACCTTTTAATTCTTTTAAATAAGAGATAATAGCAGCTAAAGAATTTTTATCTTTGTCAAGAGTGGGAATAGCATATTTTTCTTTAAAATATTCATTACATACACAACACTCAAGGAAGAAAGCAAACGTATATTTTTTGTTAACATACTTGTATAAATTACCAAGTTTTGTTTTTGCACAGTGGTCGCATATTGGGATAGCCATTTTATTCCTTATATTAATCCTAACTTCTTCAATAATTCAAGCTGCTCAATAGTTACTGGTATCTTCTTCTCCTTTGACTTAGTAACTCCTTTCTTCCTGACAGCTTTAGTCTTAATTATAGCTGTCTTCACTAAGTCAATAGTTCTTTTACTAAAATATTTACCCATAAACACTTCTTGCTCATTAGGCAATAATGTCTGGAAGTTCGTCCGTAGACTCAGTAGATTCATCTTCTACATCCTTTGGTGAGAGTTGACGTTTACACTCAGTGCAAATGAAAGTTTGAATTGGTAAAACTTCAACATGGCCGGATTGAGCTAACAGTGGTGAAACTCGTTTTAATAAGTGAGCTTGCATAAATGTTTCACCTCCACATTTAGGACACTTAGTGTTGGTCATAGCGTTAAGTTCTGCAATGGTGAAGTTAACTTGTCTTCCTTGCGGTCTTGGAATTTGTGGCATCTTAGGTGGTGTGTTATTGTTCATCTTTTCTCCTTTCGTTTAAGTTGAAAAGGTCAATCATTGACCTTTCTTGGTTTAACTACTAATCGCCCCTTGAATGGAGTAACGGCTAAGCATTATGAAAGGAAGGAGTAAGGAACCTTTCATCATTCAAGGGGCTGTTAGTAATTAAACTACTCCTTATCCTTCTTCAGGTCTTCGGTTTACTTTATTAACCTCATTCCTTGTACGACCTTGATACTCAGAAATCCCGACAGTAACAACTACTGGAATACCTATCCAGTCTCCGTTGGAAATAGACTCATTGACTGTTTCAGGTGTATTCATGTTGACATCAAGTGCAGCAGCGAAGTCTTTAAGCATATTGATTTTAGACTGACGTTTAGTTTTCCTTCCATCGGAAGTCATTTCACTTTCATCAGTAGGCTTGGGCAGCCAATTACGAGCGAACACTCTCCCACCATCAATAGGTGTTTGACCATCACTCATATGACCACCATTGTCAGCGAGGGTAATTGTCCAGGTAATACAGTAGGCCTCAGCTTTATACCCAACTGCTGTTACACTTCCGAGGTAATTGCCTTGTGGGATAAGCGGGTCTGGTTTGTACTCTTCATCGAGGTTATAGGCGGTGTTAATTTGTTCTTCCATTTTAAATCTCCTTATTCATTGTGGTTAAGTTAACTGGTTTGTCGTTGTAGTTTGTAGTTTGTGGTTTTACTATTAACCTGCTTCACCTCCTTCTTTTTCTTGGGCAGCAAGAAGTATAGTAAGCTGATTTTCTAGTAACTTACATTCTGTCACCAGTTCGCCAATTAACTCAGCCATTTTATCTCTTGCTCTTCTGCCATCAAAGTATTCTAAAGCAGCATCTCTGAAACGTTCTGATTTAACAAGACTTCTGTTTGCACTCTTAATTATTGATTCAAAATCAGGAGTACACCTTTCTGCTTTTGCTTCAGATAGACTAAAATCTTTAGGACTACTTTCTAACATCACTTACCTCCTTTATTCATTAACTCTGCAAGTACATTATAGTCATTCGGAATCTCTGCTGGAAGTAGCCCTTGCTTTCCTGAGAAACAACTTCGAGCTTTATAAAATCCTCTCGGAAGGGTACGAAGTTTATATACTGGCTTACCTTCTTTCATAGTAGTGAAGGCATAGTATATCTCGTCAAAGTATCCAGGGATAATACTTGAAAGCTGACCGGTGAGTAGTGGGTCAGCAGAAATGATTGCACCAGTATCTTGGTCAGTTGTTATCTTCCAGTGAGCATTGATGAGAAGGTTACACTCGAGGGAAATTAATCTTCTTAACTTACCTTCCATAAGATTTTTGACAATCTGGTAGTGGACATTCCACAGTGGGCCTTGGGTAGCGGGATTTCTTTTGGGATCAAGTTGAAGTGCTCGTTCCATTGCCAAGTCTGTCATTGATGTAGTACTATCTACAATAACAGTCTTTAACTCTCCGGCCTTAACCTTCTTCTCAACTTCAAGAAGGTCTTTCTCAAAGTCTACCCACCCAAGGGAAGTTATAGGATATTGGGAGTAGCTAAAGTCCAACCCTCTATAAATGAGAATATGCTTGTCAATATCAAAGACATGGCCTGGAGTTGGAAAGGTGGAACCAAAGACAGACTTTCCCATTCCATAGTCCCCGACTACCATTGCCTTAATAAACTCTGATCCTGTTGTTACATCCTTTGCGTTTTGTAAGGTCATAAATTATTTACCTCCTTCCATGAACTTTTTCTTCGACATACCATTCCTTGTTCTCCAAGAACCTATGACTTCATCAAGGAATAATATGGCTCTCTTCATTTCCTTCTTTTCTGTTGACAGTATAACATTTGAGATTGTCATCATCCGAAGGTTTTCTCTTACTCCTGCCAATCTAAACTTAATACCATTCCTTTGTCTTGCCCACTCTTGAGCTTTAGTCATTTTACCTCCTATCTAACTTCTTTATAGCTATAACTAATTCAAGGCAAATTTGAGCTATTCGCTTTGCCCTTTCAGGTTCTTCTTTCCTAATTTCTCGAACATATTTGTATATAGGTTCTAAAACTTCATGAATGTTTTTCATTAGTAACATCCCATGGCTCAGTTATATAATAACCATAAGGAACATTCTCTATTAAGGTGTGTATGTCTTTGTTCATCTCACATATATTACAGTAAGAACACCTTCCATACTGGTAACAAGAGTCATGACCCATAGGCCAGATGTTTCTGTCCATTTCTATTTGAATTCGTTCAACTGTGGAGAGGAAGCTCTGACGCCAATTATCCAAGTCTTCATTGGTATAGATTTGAGGAACCCTTTCAAAGTCTATCTTTGGATTTCCATATGAGCCGTCTTTTCTCTTGTAACAACTGAGGTGATGGTAAGACACAAGGACACCAGCAGGTTCTTCGATAGGATACTCAATCTTTCCTGCCCAGGTGTAGCCCATTACCTGAGGACTTCTATGTAGGTCTTGCTTGACTTTCTTGATAGGCCAGCCACTTGTTTTGTGCTCATAAATCCAAGGCTGGTCATTTAACCTTACCATTAAATCCTTTTTACCTGTGAACATAAATGGTTTTAGAGACGGGAAAGCAGCTTCTTCCTCTTCACTACTCCAGTGAGTCTCAATTTGAAAGATGCTTTCAACATCTTCTATTTCCATAAAACCTTCATCACCAACGTAGTGATTGATGTATTCAAGGAAGGATTGTACTGCATTTTCTAAGGTGCGGTAGTCTACCCAGAATTCTTGACTTCCTGTATATTCATCCCAAGATTTTTGTCCTGCTACTATAGCAGCCTTCATAGCTTCCTCATTACCTGTCCAACCTAACTCCTTTATACTCTTATAAAAGGCTTCCATCATATCATGCCAGACTATTCCATATCGGAGGGGAGTTGAACCTTTTTCTGTTTTTAAACCGAGGATGTATTCAAAGAAGTATTTTCTTGGGCAGGAAACGTAGGTCTTTCTTTTGGTGTTGTCTATTTTTAGCATATTGTTTACTCCTTTTTAATTTCTTCTTGTAAAGTATCTATATAAGTGCCAATCTTCTTATCAAGCCATGGTTGTTGTGTCTTAGCGTAGGTATAGCACTTCTTTCCATATACGTAGAGTGCTGAATAGTGAGCAAATCCACACTTAGGACATGATTTATATCCTTTAAAAATCCACTCGCAAGAAGCACATACTCTTAACTTTGCCCTCATTTCTTACTCCTTATTAAATGACTACGGAAACTGTATTCACAGCGGAAGTGGCACCTCACGAGCCACACAATCTCCGTAGCCAAATAGAAAAGTCAGGAAAGCTAATCGCTTACAGGCAATACACCTTAGCGCCGAGTGCCTTCCTGACTAATTGCCAGCTCAAGAGGTCAAAGCTCCTTGAGGAGGGATTCCTACAAGAGCCAGCCATCCGAGCCGCAGTTTACAGGTCAATACCAAGGCTTTTAAGCAGTGCTTTGGCAGTTTCCTGCTGTGCCGCTGGAATCTTGTCCAGCTTGGCAACAATGTCACTGACTTTAACCTTCGGTACTGCCGGAGCACGAACACTCCAATTACCTTCAAGCAGCCCATCCCAAACCTTTTGGACGGCAGCTTCTGCGTCTTCCCCTTTCCTGCCAGCGGCACTATCTCCGAGTTTATGCCCAAGACCAAAAGGCCCAAACTCCTTCTGAATCTTTTCTGGTAGTGAACCGAAGGGAAATTCCATTGCCCCTTCTGAGCCACCAGCTACGGTGATAATAACGATTCCAGGTTTTGTACTTAAGTCTTTAGTCAATTTCTTCTCTCTTGCCATTGTTCTCTCCTTTCTTTAAGTAATGAATTATTGCCAACTTAATGACAGCTTTTATAGCCAGTCCTTTATCTATTGCCAGATGCTTCAACTCGGTGTGCAAGTCCTCTGGCAAAAGGGCTTGAACAAAAACGTGCTTCAAAGTTTATCACCTCCCCTTATGTAAGACCTCCGTCTTGCAGTTAATTGAACATTTTTTGAATGTGCCTATGTATAACATATAATTTACCAGATGTCAACGATTATTATGTTTTCCTTGACGATTGTTTATAAGAGATCGTTCAACCTGTTGCATTGCCCAATCAAGCTTGTCTTCTTCCATTAAATCAACAACCTCACTAATTGATAAGTTTAGGTTGCCCTTAGCATACATTCGCTTAAATAGTAGTCTGTTATCGTCTGTTAACTGAGCTAGATTATCTTTTAAAGTTCGTCTTGCATAGTTTTGCAACTGGTTATTCATTACTTATCTCCTTCCATTCTTTTAACAAACCTATTAAGTGCTTCTAATACAGACGGTTCAATATATATTCTATCTGTAGGATGCTTATGATCGTTAGTGTGCAGCCATATTCCAAAGCCGTCATAAATAGAGTATACTCCATCACCAAGATAGTCTACATTACCAAGACATTTTTTGATAGGAGTAGGAGTATTTGCCTGTTTCTCAGCTTCATCCCAACCATCTAACCAATCTTGTAAGTGGCATGTATAGTTCCATGTTCCTTCCTTATATGGTTGCAACTCCATAGGGTTAGTATTGGGAGTAAAAGCTTCTCTACCTTTTCTTCTTCTTTTTGATGGTGACTCACTCATTTCACTACCTCCACTGCAACAGCACAGACAGGGACTCCGTGCCGAGTCTTACTATCTTCGTGCTTAGTTAAAAGTTGCTTCCCAATAACCTCATCTTCATTGTTCCAATAGTATTTCCTCCTTTCGTGAGTAAGTTTTCCTGCGCCAACTTTAAAAGTATTACCATCATCACCTTTAACATGAAAAGCTCCAAGTATATCTTTAGGTACTCCATATTTATCAACAGCTTCTGTCATAGCTACTATAGTATATTCATCAGTTTCAGTAGGTTTGAATTTAAGAAGTCCTGTCCTTCGAGACATTACGTATAGAGCATCTGGCTTACGAAATATTATTCCTTCATAGTCTTCATCCATCCACTGCTGTAGCCACGGCATCCAAGTGGTTGGTGTAGCTAACTTTACTGGAGATATGCGAAGTGGAGAGTTATAAGAACTGAGCAGTCCAAACTTATGTTGAACGATGAGAAGCCTTTGTATCCTATGCATCTGAGTAGACGCTATTCCTTGATAATCGAAGATATGAAACTCTACTCTATATGCTTCAGGATGTTCATTTACAGTTCTGTTACAAACTGAGTTAATATGTTCTTGAGTCCATCCATGAACATAGGCTTCACCATCCCAGGGAAGATGTGGTAGCTCCAGTAAAGCATCCTTAATATGTGGAAAGAATAGCCTTTCTTCTCCGTAAGAAGAGAGAAGTACAGGGTCTCCATGAAACCACTCTACCCTCAGTCTTTGCCCTTTATACTTAGGTTGAACAAAGAACTGAGGGCCAAGGTTTCTAATACTTGCTGTACTGGCTGTTACTGCCAGCATTATGTTTTCACGTTTCTTTCTCATTTATTCCTCCTTTCAAGAATGCTATTTCGTCCTTAGTTAAATCGTTCTCACTTTCAATTATTTCATTAGCAGAGAATCCGTCTAACTTCATGAGTTTCCATCTTCTTCTTTTAGTAGACAAATCCTCCAGATTTACTCGTTTAATTGCTCCATCTTTTAATTTCTTAAACCCTAAGAGAGGAGAGTGTGGTATCTTCTTCAAAACAACCCACAGTTTTCCGTCTCTAAATACCTTGGTCGCACGAATCTGTGCAGCTTTTACAGGGTCTATTTCAGCCATAATACGAAGTTCCCTCTTAACAGCAACTATTGTTTCCATTTGCAGTTGTCTATTATCTGTAGGAAGGAATATCTCATCTCCTGCATCAGCTTCACTTATTTCTTTCAGCCATTGTATTAGAATTTCTCTGTGAGACATTAGGTTAATACCTTTACTGCTGGGTAACAGATGACTCCTTTTGCAGGAGACATAAAACGTACTTTTTTTTCTGTTTTTAACATTACTTGTAGAGAAGGTTTACCTCGTTTTAACCAAGTATTGTAGATAGTAATACACTCTTTTGTATAGTAGTACGCTATCTTCTTAGGACTGATACCTCTACCTATAGGCAAGACTTTAATTATTTCAACTTTATGCTGGAAGCCTACCAGAAATTTGGTGTCTTTGTATACAGTAGCTTCTTTCTTTGTTCTAAAGCAGAATATACCTATACTATCTTTATTAGCAGTAACAATTTTACCTTTAGTATAGGTTTTTGCGTAAGGTGCACTGTGTACAAATAAGCTAACCCTATTATTATTTATACTTTGTATAAGCCTAAACACTGGTTTTCTTTGTTTCATTACTACCTCCTTTTTCTTGAAAGTAAAAGTCAATCTCTTCCTGACTTATTCCATCAGCTGCCATTAACTCCCGTTGCCTTACTTCATCTGCATCTCCAGGTCTTACATCATCATTGAAAAGCTCTTGTGTTTCATTACCTTCCTTGTCAAGGAGGTGTACTTTAAACTTCTCTGAAGATTTCCCTACAATAAGACAACAACTCTTCTTTCTCCTTGAAATAGTAATAGAATTTGCCATCTCTCTTACAACTTTATAGAGTGCTTGCTTCTGTCTGTAAAATGCAGCTCTTACTCTTTCCATTTGCTCTTCAGTTTCACAGCTAACAGAAATGGCTTCCCCATCTTTTAGATGTTCCACAACATAATTGAATAGCTCTGTTGTGTTTATTTGCTTCATTTAGTTTCCTCCTATTTTCTAAGAAAGGTCAATCGTTGACCTTTTAATCTGAACTCTTTTAAAGCTTTTAATGTTAGACGGACTGCTTCTTCTTGGCCTACTTGTTTACAAGGGCAGCTTGACCCAGCCATTCTTAGTCCTACAAAGGTATAACATACTTGGCAAGGATCATTTGCCCAAGGAATATGTTTAAACTTATCTGAATTATATTCTAATATTGCTGGGCAAAGCTCACAAAGTTTAGGGTTATCTAATATAAGCTTTAGCCTTGCAATATGTCTTATTACTGTATAGTTCCTTACCATAACTAACCTCCATAATTAATTATCCTATTAAGGTGCATAACTTTAGTTATAAGCTGTTCTCGTGATAGCTTGTCTAACGATGACTTACAACTCTTACAGTTGCGAAGGGAAGTCTTTTCAATTTTGTCTGGTGGTTGTGTTCCACTGAAGGGAATAGCTCGAAGACAATCATCCCAGGAGGTTTTACTTTCTTCTTTGATATACTTCATATAATAGGTTTCTTTAGTAATTGTCTTGCAACAAGAGCAGGTAAATGTCTTACGAAGGACATAGTCCTTTGGGGCTGTGGGGAGGGCTTCTTTTTTACTTCTTTTCCTCTGTGTCTTTGGCGCTTTAAAACCCATTTGTTTAGCCATCTCTTTCTGTGATGGTTTTAGAGCTTTCCATTCTTTAGCTGTTAGTTGTAGACTTCTCATGTTTTATTCCTTTCTCCAAACCTTACTCCACGCCAATTAGTATACTCATACTTTTCTTCCCTTGTATGGAAGAAGCAAAGGTCTGAATACTCCCTTTGGTAGGAGGTAGTTAAGCGAGGTTTTCCAAGACTATAGCTTTCTGTCATAATGGCACGTCTTGGTTCATCCTTGAGGAGGATTGTCTCAGCCCTTTGCATACATTTCCTACATATTGGAGTTACTCTTGCTATTTCAAATTCTTCTCTTGTCATTTATTCCTCCTTCACTTCAACAGCTGCTGCATCAATAATTGCACCAAGAGCAATATGAAGTCCTTCAATCTTTGCTTCAGCAAGTTTTGCTCTGAAGTAGTCAGCTGTTCGTGTAAACTCTGCTGAGCGATTAGTTTCTTTTTTAATTGCTGAGTAGATAGCGTCTGTAATTTCTATTCTGAATTGCTCTATTGTTTTCTTTCTTGTTTCCATTTAGTCCTCCCTTTTATAAGTTACTCCATTAATTTCTAGTTCAATAGGCATATCTTCGTAGGTAATGTCTTTTGATAAGGTAACTTCACCTATTACTGCATCCCATGTTGCATCTTCATCAATAAAGTAGGTAGCTGTTACCCAGTAGTCTTCATACTTGCTTTGTCCATCATTGTCTGGGTTATTTAAGTTAACCATTGTTATTTCCTCTCTTGAAAGAGTCCAGCTTTCTTTCTCTCACTGTTTATAAAGCGTTCAAGTTCTGACATTGTATTTCCTTCAAATATAAAACCTTCCTCTTGTTCCCAAAGTCTGATTTTTGTAGTGTTATCCTTTTCAGTCTTCAGACCATTCCAGGTAGTAATGTCTAAGCAGAAGACAGAATCTTTATACTTCTCAATCTTTTTCAGCCTATTTATTAATTTAAGGTGTTGTGTATTTGCTTTACTTGTCATTGTTATTCTCCTTTCCTTATTAAATGGCTTAACCAGTTTATTTCTTTATCTACGTTAACTATAAGAGCTTTAAGTGCAGCTACTTTCATAAGGCGTGTACTTAGCTTTCCTTTATAATGTTCTTTCTCTTTAACTAAGGCCTTTATCATTTCCTCTTTAGTCATACTAACCTCCATAATTAATTAGTGAAGCTGAATAAACTATCAATAAAACCAGCACTCCTGCCATTAGTCCTATTGTAAATATCCAGGGATTAAAACTTTTCATCTTTCTCTCCTTTTCAGTTAATTAATGCAGCACAACCTGCTATGAATATAAGTGTAAAATATACCAGTGTCCAGATGTTAAAGAATTCCATTGTTTCACCTCCTTTCATTGATTCCTTAATCAACCGCAGGACTCTTTACTTTCCTGCGGTCTGTTAGGGAGTCAATCCTAATCCCAGTTTAAAAGGTCAAATGTTGACTTTTCTTAGTTAATCCCAGCACGAAAAGCCAGCTGTTTCCAACTGGCTCTTCATGTTATTCAATAAAGTAAATACCTTTCTTTCTTCCCGCCTTCTTACCTGTTCTAACCTCTCTTGCTGTAGCCATATCGTTTGCTTGCGCTGAACTAAAGCAACTATAACAGAGGTGTGCGTTAGGGTTTTTGTCGATAAGATTCTGTTTAATTGCCTTTCCGCAGGCACAAATCTTATTAGACAGGACACTAAATTTGTTGTTTTTCTTCATTGCTTGTTTCTCCTTTCATTGTAAGTGTTTATAAACCATTATAACATATTAAATCACAGTTGTCAAGGATAAAATACCGGCTGTGCCGGAAATCGTCAAGGTGGGTGTACGGTGTATTTATGTACGTTTGTACGTTTGTACGTTTGTACCCTGTAGCCTGTGCCCTGTATGTGTATTGTGTACGTAAACCCTAATTTCATAGTGATTTCTGCTGACTTTTCTTATACAATCCTCAGTTTTTTTTTTTTTTTTTTTTTTTTTTTTTTTTTTTTTTTTTTTTTTTTTTTTTTTTTTTTTTTTTTTTTTTTTTTTTTTTTTTTTTTTTTTTTT